GTGGGGAAATCTAATAAAATGAAAATAAACTTTAACACAAGACAAAAAATAGTCGCACAAGCCTTGAAAGAGGTTGAATTTGCAAGAGACTATAAGCAGGGGAAGGTAAAGAACTGGAAAACTAACGAATCTTTGTACTATGGACGCAAAGAGCCAAAGCAAGCGTCTCGGGCTAATGTAGACCTAGGGCAAATGTCATCATTCGTTCACACACTACTATCCAAGATTGATAACCCTTTGGTGTTTAAGTTTACAAAGCGTAAAGAATCACAGCTAGGGCGTGTAAAGTTACTCAACGCACTACGAGTAACAGACCAATCAAAGAATCACTGGGATATCAAAGACCTTGCAGGAAAGAAGCAAGGAGTTATCTACGGACGTTGTATCTTTGAATACAAAGCAAGTAGCGATGGAGGGAAGTATAACGCTAACTTAGAGAATGTAGACGTTTATGATTTCCTTATTGATCCAGCAGCAGGAGGGATTGATATGGAACGAGCGCAGTATATGGGGCATTACGGAGTTATCAAAACCAAGTCAGAGCTAGAAGCAGGGATTAAAGACAAAACCTTTCTACGAACTGAAACTACTCGATTGATTGAAGGGCGAAGTAACGCTACAGAAATGAATCAAGAACAAGTAAACAAGCAAAGCCGAACATACGACACAAATGTTTATCAAGCAGAAAAGCAAATTACAGGCTCAGATAAATATAAGTTCTGGAATTGGTACACAACATACGAGGGAGTACGCTATTACTTGCTATTGGATGAAGACGGAGCAACAGCTATTCGTATTGAAAAGCTAGAGGATATCTTTACATCAAATCTTTATCCTTACTGGTCTTGGGCGGCGTTCCTCGATCTTACAGAGTTCTGGACACCATCATATTGCGATTACGTTCGAGAAGTATTTATGGCACAAGCTGTATCTATCAATCAACTACTAGATAACGCAGAGCAAATCAATAAGCCACAAAAGGTGGTAAACGTGGGAGCTATCGAAAACCTAGCAGAATTGAAGTATCGACGAGATGGAATCATTAAGGTAAAGAAAGACTTTGATGCAAACCAGGCAGTACAAACACTAAATGTACCGTCAATCACCACACCTATTAACGTATTTGAGATACTAGAGAACATTGGAGAAAAGAACTCGGGAGTAACAGCAGGCTCACAAGGGCTGTCAGAAGAAGACAAGGTAGGAATCTACGAAGGAAACCAAGCTAACGCAGCAGACCGATTTGGATTGTTAAATAAATCATATGCCTTTGGTTACACTCGCATGGCTAAGCTATATGAGTGGGGAGTACGAGACCATCTATCTAAAAAGATTTCAGTAGATATTCTTGGACCAGACGGAGTAGAACTAGCAGAAGTATCACGACGAGATATATTCCGAAAAGATGAAGAATTTGGAGTAATGGTAGAAAGCTCAAGTGCAGCTCTTGCCCTTTCAGAAGGTGAAAAGCGAACACAGCTACAGTTCCTGCAGTCACAAGCAACAAACCCTATGCAAAACCCACAGAAAGCCTACGAACTACAGGCAACTATTGCAGGATTTGATGAGGACACTATTCGTCAATTGCAAGACAGTGGAGACTTTGGAGATGCCAAGCTACTATCAGAAGCAGAACGAGATATTGAAAGAATCCTAGATGGAGACACTATCGAACCTAATGCACGAGCTAACACAGCTTACAAGCAGAAGTTCGTAGATTACATGAAAGACCACAAGGAAGACATCAGCCAAGACCAATTCATTGACCTAGCTGATTACGTTACCTCACTAGAGGAAACAATTATCACCAACATGATACAAGAGGCTAACAGAAAGCTATTTAAGGATAAGATAGCAATGCTTAGCCAACCACAGGAACAGCTGCCACAGGGGCAACCAGAGCCTCTGGGGGCACAGGGTCCGCCACCACTAGGAGATATTAGTAATGATAACGGGGGCATTATTCCTCCACAACTATAATATGAAATATAATATTAAAAAGATGGATTTAGAAGAAGAACTAAACATTGAAGATCAGGTGATCGAGAAGCATGGACACGTTATTGAGTTCACTATGTCAGACGTGGACGCAAACATCCGACATAATACAAAGACTCAGACCGAGCTATCGGCTAAATTAGAGCTAGATAAAGCGAAGCAAGAGAACATTGAAAGCTTCCACCCTTTCGTAAAAGAAATGTCAGAAGAAGACTTATTTACAGCTTGGATGTATAAAGACCAGCAAAACACTATCGACATGATACAGGCTAAGCTTGATGAGGTCACAACACAGATCGAATCAGACAAAGCGGAAGTAGAGGTTATCAAGTCGCAGATACCTGAGCTAAATAACATTGAATCACCATATGACTCAGAAGAAACAGGAACAGATAAAGAATAGTCTTGATCCAGCGATACAAAGTATTGCTGATGATCTAGATAAGGTAACAGCTATTAGCGCATTGAATAACATGGAGGGTGGCAAAATCCTCGTGGCAAGCCTATTAGCAGACATTGTTTCAAGCATAGACACTATGTGTGCGAAACATAAGGATTTAACAATGCAAGAGTTTGTTTCCTTATCAGTAGACATGAAGACTAAAATCAACATGGCACGATTACTAACACGATCTGAGAATAACAAAGATTATCTTAGTGACCTGTTAGATGAAGCCTTGTTGAGCGAGTAGTGTCGCTCGTCTTGTGCATTGTATGGTTATCCCCATCTACCATATAGTGCGCAGGACCAGCTACATTATTGCCTTAGATTTCGGTATGTAGTATAATTATACATAAGTGGGGTGCTGTGAAGCATCAAAATCTATTCCCAGAGGTATATGGGTTAAAAAATCCAGTAGCGCAACTACTTAAAAATGTTTATTTGTATGGAAAATGACAACAATACTCTAGAGGTAGAGGTTAAGACACCAGAAGTGGTGACCGAAGAAGATACTAACGTTGAATCAGAAGCTGTTGAAGCCCCAGAGGTTGAGGCAGTGAAAGAGGAAACAATCAGCGAAATGGTAGGTAAGCCTACTAAGGACGATGGAAAGATTGATCGCAATGTATTCGTGAGTGAAAAGAAAGCTCGCAAACAAGCCGAGAAAGAACTCCAAGCCTTGAAGGAATCTATTGAAGAAGGTGCATCTGCTAAAGATGTAGCTAAAGACGTAGGCTCTATCGCTGATGAGCATAATATTGATCCTAAATTCTTGCAAGATTTTGCGAACAGTATTAAGGCTCAAGCTGAGCGAGACCTTGATGAGAAGATAGACTCAAAGTTTGCATCTATAAATAGTGCATCAACATTTGATAAGAAGTTTAATAAAGCGTATGAAACTGCTTTAGATAGAGGACCTGAATTTAAGGATATTTCAAATCCACAAGTTATCAAGGCACTATCAAAACTCCCTGAAAACTCAAAAAAGACTGTCACTCAGATACTAGAGGACACCTACGGTTCTGCTATCGCTGGTAAACGTACCATTGAAACAGCAACACCTAATGGTGGCAAAAGCCCAGACCCACTTGATTTCGATAAGGCTCAAAAAGACGGCGCATACTTCAAAGAAGTTATGTCTGACCCGAAAAAGAAAGCACAATATAACGAACTCATGTTGAAAAAGGGATTCTAAAAAAGGATGGGGAACTTTATTCTTTTAACCTTTAATCACTATGGCACTAACAGACTACAAACCCCAGTTCGACAACGCATACCAAGAAGTTTTCAACAAGACTTTGGTATCAAAAGAAATCATGAACACACGATTTGAAGCTATGCTTAAATTTGGAGCATCAGTAGAACGTGTGGCTTACGATATCTCTAACGTACTTGTACGAGACGTAACACGAGGAGCAGCATCAACTATTGACGCACTTACTGACACATCAGAACTACTTACTATTAACCTTGAAAAAGAAGCAGCATTTCACATCTCAGATGGAGAAGCTACTCAAGCTGGACCACTTAACCCAGGAGAAGTTATCGGTAAGCAAGTAGGTATCAAAGTTGCTACAGACCTAGACGGTAAGTGTTTTGCAGAAGTTGTAAACGCATCTTACGCATTTGACACAGGAGACCTTACTACTGGCGCATCATCAGGTGTTCCAATCACATTGAGCTCAACTACTGTTCCTCAAATGACTACTCGTATGGGAGCAAAACTACGAAACAAGAACAACCAAGAAGTTATGACAAACATGGCTCTAGTTGTAGATGCTTACGCAGCATCAGACGTATCACAATTCATCATCTCTAAGAACATTGACCTTGCAGGTTCTGTTTTCAAGAATGGTTATGCAGGAGACGTTTCAACAGCACAAATGTACATCTCAGAAAACCTGACAGGTACAGCTACTCTACTTGTTGAAGAAGTTGCAACAGCAGATGAAACACTTTCAATCAACGGTGTTACATTTACAGCTAAGGCAGTTCCATCAGCAGCAGGAGAAATTGATGTTTCAGCATCAGTAGACGCACAGGGTGGATTGTTTGCAGACGCAATCAACAACACTGACGGAAACGCAGCAGGAGAAGGATCAGCTACTACATACTTTGAAGTATCAGCAGCAGACCGTCTATTGCTTGCAGGAATCTCAGCAGTTTATGACTCAGCAACCGACACACTAACTATTACTGGAGTAGGAACAGGACGAATCACAGCGTCTTCAACCTTCTCAAGTGGTATTACACTTAACTACATCAACGCTTACTACGGTAAGAAAGGAGCTATTGATCTTGTAATCCAAGACCTAAAGCCAGTTGATATGCGTGTAACCGCAGACCGACGTGGAACAAACGTATTCTCAAGCTACCTTGCAGGTATCAAAACATTTGCAGACGGTGCTAAGAAGTTCCTAAACGTAAAAATTAACGCTTAATTAGTATTTACTATCAGACCCCTTTCGGGGTTTGCTATGTGGATATTAGATAACATCAATCATTATGGCTATTGCATCAGAAATCATCACAAACTTTGAACTCCAAGTTTCAGACATT